CCTTCATCAAGAATAACATTTGCTATAGGTTTAAGTTTAATTTGAACCACTGTCCCAGCAGTTACTATTTCAGAAATATTTTTTGCAGGAACACACATAGAATCTAATCTACTGTCGTCATCAGCCAATACTCCAATTTTTCTTACATAAATTAACTTGTTGTTATTCATCCTCTATAGACTTATTCATTACTGTAATACAAATTGGACCTAAAAAGAATTGAGCCTCCATATATGGCTCTTGGTCAGTGGGCTCATAGTGTCGTATACCCAACACAAATCCCCAGTGAAAACTAAATACTACCTGCATAGTATGCAAACTTACAAAAAATTTTTTTTATATTTTTTTGAGAGTGCGAACCTTATTCCTATATACGCACCACCCACTCGTATTTTTAAATCCCTACCCCCTCTTTTTTATATTACAGGATTAAAATTGCAAAAGAATGCTTATGTATACACTATATGTACCACCTCAGGTCTCTCTTCGTTCGTCTTGAGTGTGGTTTCAGTAAATTTCTTCGTGTGTATGTACGAGTGATACACATTATACTGCCTTATTCACTATCACCACTACAGCAGGTTATTGTTGAGTATTGCAGTGTGTTACTCTTTAAGTGATTTGCTCATCTACTGTACAGTCATTGTCCCACTCCCGCCCAAGTTACAAAAAAAAAACGACATTGTCAAGTCAACTTCGTATCAAATTTCGTTGAGTTATATTATTTGAGTGTTTTGTTCTAACTGCTGTTCTTTCCTGTACTGTATAATTTTTTATTACAAGTACAAAATGTCCTTGGGAAATTATACTTAATAAAAGTCCTGCCCAAAAGCGTTTGACTATAAGCAGGCATTACAGATATGGCAACTAAATTGTCTAAACTCCGCAAAGCAGTGAGCGGATTAACAAATATCACTACAAACAGAGCTGACTTCTCTATTGGAGTTAAAACAGGCTCTATGGCTGATATGGTTCCACAAAAAATAGGTGGATTAAACTATTCAGTTATACAAGACGGCGGAGAACTTGTCGCTTCGTCAAAGTGCAAACCATTCTGCATTGAAGATGTTATGCTTCACGACAGAAAAAAAGATGATAACGGCAACTGGGTAACTAAAGACCTTCCTTCTGCAGTTATAAACTTCAAACTTGACAGTTCAACTGAACAAGAAATGGTTTACACTTCAATGGTATTCAGAGGAACAACTTGGGAAGAAATAGTCCAAGACTTTGAACTTAACCATAAAGGTAAAGGCAAGTTGGGTAGTGGAGCAACAGCTTTATACTATATCTTCAGTAAAGGTAATGGTATGAGTTCTATTGAACACTTCCTTGAGGAACTTGAAAACGGCACGCCGATTAAGTTTGCTCAATACAAGCGTGAGTATACTAAAGGTTTAAACTTTACATCTCACCAATATTATCTTAGTGACAAATCTAAAAAGGATTCCGATGATTCTTCTAACGATACTGATTATTAAGGTAATACAGGAATTGCAGGGGTAGCTCAGGCTATCCCTCTTTTTTCTAACAAAAAGAAATGGAGTCGCTACGCGACATCTTATACAAAAAGGAGTCTCGTGGTGGTGCTCAGTTCACTATCATCATGGCTTCTAACTATATATGCGTAGTTCTGTTCTTTCTTCTACTGTATTGTTTACTTATATGTGAATGAGTAAGACTGTTTTATGGAGTTTAATAGGCAGGTATTAATAGTCCTGAACGGTAGTTTCATAGTGTGTAATTAAATTATTGGTTGT